AAGGATGTTTATTTTTATTTTATTTGCCATAAATATAAAATACTATGATAAACAATAACGAAGCTGTAACTTTGAATGTCGCTGAAATTCGGTGCGTTTATATATGCGTCCTAGTGACTTTAATCTTTGTCTTTTTGGCTTTTTTCTGGAAGATATTTATATCTATCACCCAAAAATGTAAAAAGAAGTCCCTTAAACAAAGCCTAAAAGAGATTCTATATAAATATAGATGGGATATTGCTTTTAGTATTGGAATATTGTCAACGATTATTATTTTTTGGATATTGCTTGCTCATACATTTAATCAAGATGAATTATTGATAAGCACAGACACCTTGATATCAACCCAAATGGAGGATTGGGGAGGTTTTGCTACCTGCGTAACTGCAATATTTGCTTTAGTGTCCGTATTTCTTGCATTTAAAGCCTTTAGTTCACAGACTTTAGCGGCAAAAAGAGCTTCATTTGATGCTACCTTTACTCAAATATTTGCTCAGCACAGCATACTTTATAAAAAAGTCCAATGCCCGTCAATGGTACATTGTCATTTTGCAGGATTTAGAAGATATTTTCAATTCAGAATATATTATAATGCAGGACCAGTTACAAATCAACAAATTTGGGAAGAATACAATAGACGCTTACAAATAGGATGTGGAGAAGAATGTTCTAGCAATTTTAAAAATTATTTCAAATATATATATAAAGAGGTGACTTATATAAGGGACAACTCAGACGGGCTTTTGAATGATGCAGACCAAAGGCAATATGTAGGATTGATTGAAGGTCAAATGAATAATGATGAATTATTCTGTTATCTTGTAAATCTGTTAGAGTATTATGAAAAGAATACCGACAATCAAAAATTGATATCTTATTTCGAGTATCTCAAGCAAAATGCTTTTTTTAAAGAAATATGTAAAACCGATGGATATAAAGATGATGTAAAAAAAGCATTTGACCTATTGAACGAATCTTGTCGAAACAGAGTTCGCAATTCATTAATAGAAGAGACATGGTTAAAGTAACGGAAAACCATAAAATAGGTTTGCCGTACTAAGATGATTTATGCTTGATTCGGTTTCATATTGTAAGCATATGCTTTATGTGGTTTCAAACTTTTCAAGTCACCCTACTAATCTATATATCCCAGTTCCCTGAACCTTTCCATTATCTTATAAGCCAGAATTGCGTAAGCCCCACCTGTCATATGTATCTTGTCATTGCCGGTCTTTCCGTTCTCGTCCCCGACATAGCTGCTCCAAAAACTCATTGGTAGTGAGCCCTCGGCCATTGCGGTCGTATCCGGCACAACCCCCTTCGACTTCTGCTCCTCTGTCAGATCAGCATCCGTCGTGGGGGTGATGCCGAAATCATACAGTGCCTGCCGGGACACATACTCCCTCCAGTTGATGAACCTGTCGCCGTATCTTCCTGACCGGCCCTTGATGCCGCAGTCCCCGTATGCAGCCCGATAAGGACATATTTGTCCGTACCGAGCCGGGCGATCATTTTATCCAGTTTCTCCACAAGCTCTTCATCGGAGGAATATCCCCCGTTCTGCCAGCACCAGAGGACGGCCAGCCGTGTATTTCCGTACAGACGCGAACCGCTCATTATAATGGGAGTCCGGGCACTGAAACTTACAGCCCTGCTTCCTGCCGCAACCCTTTGTATGGTATATATGCCCGTCGTGTCCGAACCGCTCGAGCCGGTCCATTTCAAGGTACATTCTATTCCTCCCACGCTGCACGGGTTCACAGTTGTGTCCGATCCCTGCAGAAGGGGGGCGACCTCCGTTCCCCATGCGGAGTCCAGCCTGCCGTCATACGCTCCGATCCGGACAGGAGAGGTGTCGGCAGGAAGAACGAAATCACCTTTCGCAAAGGTGACATTGGCTCCCATCCTGACAGCGATTGTATTGATGGACTCTCCTCCAACACCGCAGTTGTTCACTTTGTAGCTGGCTCCAAGAAAAGCCTGCAAGGCCTTTGAATAGGTGACGGATGCCGCATCCTCCAGGGACGAAACATCATAACCGAGCTCCCTGAGCTTACTCAGGATTCTTTCCTTATGACGGGTTATAGTACCACCCGCTCCCGCAGTCAGCGAGTCCCCCCAGGCGGTCACCCCAATCTGATTCTTCCCGGTTTCCTCCCGGACAATCTCCCTCACTTCGTTCCGAACCGTTACGGAGAGTTCGGAGGCTATGACCCGTGTGGATTCCGGAACCCGGTCAAGGGCCATGAGGTCGTCAAACGGGGCTATTTTTCCTGATATGTTGTAAACAACCAGACAGACATAAAAATATCCCCTGCCAAAAGTGTCGGCCCATCTGTCCTCATGCCCCGCCTTCCATTTCATAAGCAGGTTGTAGAAGTTCCATTCCCCATCCGCTGGAAGCGCCAGGTCAAGGTAGCCTCCCCAGTCCTGGATACCGGGCAGGAGATATCTGTTTGGATACTTGTCCGCGCCCAGCTCTGATGTCAGCAACCATGTGCCTCTCAACTCCTCCATGTCGGAGAAAGTTACCTTCCAGTATACCCCCCTATACCGGGAGCCTATGGTTTCCGCGTCGATATTGGAGGTCAGGCGGATAGTCCGTGCATCTACGGGATTGATGGTCATGGCCTCCCTGATGTAACCGGATGGTCCGAGGTCCCTGAATACCGCATCCTCTGCAAGTCCTCCGATCTCCCATCCGGCATTTGTCGCATTTTCCGCGTTGTCGGCATGTTTCGCATCGGCAGCCCTCTCCGAATACCCGGAGATATCCGAATAGTCGGAGGTATCGGACGTCTTCGCCGTCTGTGCATGTATGACATCCGATGTATAGAACTCCCTGACTTCCAGCGAGCCGGCGGATGAAAGTGCGTTGGCATCCAGTTTGCCTTTCAGAACGACATGTGTGTAAACATTCGTGCCGTATACGGCACCGGCGTCCGCCCAGTCCTGTTCGGAAAACGAGCCGCTATAACGACCTCCTGCCGCTATGGTTACTGACTTTGAGGCGATATAGCCTTTGGACCAGTCCGCAGAACCGCCGGTGACACCAATACCCACAACCATGTCGGAACTGCCGGTATTATATATCTCAAACCAGTAATTAGATGATATTGTAAGCGGAAGGGATGCTGACGAGCGTACATAGCATGTCGCGATCTTGGCCGCACTTTCGTCCCATGATATCTTCGTCATATACTCAGCCGTTTCAACAGTGATGCCAGGACCGGATGGAAAAATTACGGAAAGCGGCAGTTTCCTGATGATATTGGTATAAGCCGTGACCTCCTCCCTTATCAGTTCTTTTGTTTTGGTGACACCGTCTGTCAAAGAGACACCCCATTTGGGGACCGAACCGTTGAACGAGCCTGCCGACAGGTATATTGTATGACCGCTGGGAACGATGAACAGGCATTCACCCCTGCACCGGCCCTCATATATGAGAGAATTGTCATTGTCTCTGAAGATGGCGACCGATCTGTACAAGCCTGTACCTATACCACTGATATTGGCATAAACCACGTCCTCCCTGTTGTTGCTACCGTCATTGGTATGGTAGTAAGTGGTGAACTGGCTGTGCGATTCGTTTTCCACGTACTTGTCTCTGGAGGTTCCTAATATTGTCAGACATTTAAGGATGCTTCCCTCAAAATCCGTTCCGGTACCTTCCTGATATTCCTGTCTGGTGAAAGGAACCGTATAGATTCCCATTTTGGACAGATTGGTCAGTTCCGTAGTCAGGCTCTTGCGTGTCTTGGGATTGACCACAGCATCATAGATGGTAGCCGGGAATATGGTTTGTCCACCCTTGGTCAGTTTATGCATTTTTGCCATAATATCTCCTTTCATCCGCCTAAGTTCCGGGGGAACTTGGAAACAGCATTGAAAATGAATCAGATAAGTTCTGTTCAAAAAATAGGGTAGAACAAAAGATATTTTTCTTAGGATTCTACCCACTTTC